GCATTAGGAGAAGTTAGGATTTGTGTAAACAGCAAACATACTTCTTTTGTTTTTGACAACAACCAACTGCCCTCAAAACGGAATGTTTGGGATAATTTATCTACTACTGTGATGGAGTCGCTCGTGGTCTCAATTTTCCCCGTAGCATAATCATATGTAACCGAAGCCAACGATATTGCAGTTGGTGTTTGAAACAACAACGTATCATAAAAATTTTCAAAGTGGATTATATTGGAGGCTGTTAGGTCTTTATAAAAAGAGAAATGCTTAAATTTATCAAAAACGGATGAGAGAGATTTTTGAGCTATTTCAGTATTTCCAGAATTTGTTTTTACCCACAATTTTCCATATTCAGAAGTCAGTGGTTTGTAAAAAGAAAATTGATTGCCGTATATATCAGATGTCCAGTGTTCAAGGTTGTAGCCATATGTTTCATAAAATAGTTGGTCTTCAGACCAGCTAGAAACGTTTAGTATGCCTGTAAACCCTTTTGGTTGATTCTTTTCATCGACCCAATCTTCATGAATAGGACCACCCCATGGAGTTAGTTTTGTTTTTAAGTCAACTAAACCTAATGATGTCTCAATTGAACTTTCTTCATAAGGAACCAGTGTTTGTAAAGTATTTGTTAGTTTGCTTTTTATTGAGCCAGCTCTAGTGCCTGAAGTCGAAGGCTCTTTCATCCATTGGTTTTGTTCTGTCCAATCGTATTTAGAAACTTGGTCTTGTTGTGATCGACCTCTACCACCTACGTGTATGTTTGTGTCTTCACTGAGAAACGAATTTGTATCAGACTGATCTTTTAAAAAGGTCTGAAAGTTTTTGTTTATAAACATTGAGGCTCCTGTGTGTTGAGGTAACAGATATCCACCAATGTCTGCTTCTGAATATGTTTCTTCCAATACAGGAACGGTAGCAATAGTTGGGAAAAATCTATTACCGAGATTGTCGATTGGGCTGGAAGCTGAATAAAGCTTAATCTCATTTGGCAAAACGAACTCTTTTATTATAGTATTCGACAGAGACCAAGTAAAACTGTTATTAGCATAATAAGTGACTTCAACTGGAAAGCCGTTTATGACATTGCTTAAAAGAATGTCTGTATCATCAGGTGTTGCAATAACAGTTAGATCGGGACGGTTTTTCGTATCGTAAATATATTTTAAGTTTGAAGAGGTGACTTCATCGGTAATAATTTTGCACCATCTTGAAGAATTAACGAAGGTTTCGAGTTCAATTGGTTGTTCCCAAGTATAGGCATACCCGTTCCTCGAGTAGCTGACTGCACTTCCATATTCTAGCTTAATCGGTGAAACTCGAGGCATGTGGTCCGGTAAATATCCATTGAGATAGTTGTTTGGGTATCCCCATGTTTTAACGCCTTTGAACTTGGTGTTTAAGCTTTTATCAAAATACAAAGAAGCCCAATAAGGTTTTGCTCCACGAGCTAACGGATCCAATCGGCTTGATTCATAATTCCACCCATAAAGAGGCTGCTCTATCAACATTCCAGGAGAAGGGTGTGAAATGTCAAGTAATACTTCTTCGTCTTTGTATTGTGGGACAGCTGTTATATTAGGAATGTTAGTTATAAGCCGAGAAACCCCGCCCTTAGGTTTAGCAAAAACGCTTATTTTATATTCTCCTGTTACCGGAGGAGTAAAGGAAAAGATAGTTTTGTTCAAATACTTTGTTTCTACGACCGTCTTTGCTGCAGCAATATTGCGTGGAGGGTCTCCTTCTGGTACACTTGGGTCTGGCTTGGTTTCGATTACAGTACTGCTCACCTGAACGGTTTCGCTGTAATATTTTTGCGTTAAGCTAGGAATTTCAGTGTGAGTAATTTCCCACCAATATACTGCCTCGAGATCATAAAATTTTATAGAGGGGTATTGGCTTGCGTTAGGGTCGCCCATTTGCTTTTCATCAGTGGGCCAAAAAATGTACGTCGTGTCATAAAACGTTCCCAATACAAGATAGTCTAACGTCGACCAAATGCTCTTGAAGTTTTTTCCTTCATCTTCTACTTTCTGAGAAGAAATTACATATGATGTTGTTTGATTAGTTCTTTCGTATTTTAAAATGTCTCCTGCATAAAGCGTTAAATCCGAATCTTCTTTACTCGTTACCCATTCCCCTTCGGGGGTTTTCTTTGCTGCCACCCACTTTGCTGCAGCATTAAATCCAGGAAATCTTGTGTTGACAATAAGCTCAGGAAATTTACCTGATGTTTTTGAGGAAGCTCTCACATAAAAATAAGCCTTTCCAGTTTCTAATGTCAAAGGAGCATAACCAGCTTGGTCTGTGCTTACCCAAGATCCATCGCCCCATCCCTGAGAAGCTGAAGTCTTGTACCAAGAAGCTTTTCTTGAATTAATTACAGGATTTCCTGATAAATCTTTCCATGTGCTTAAATTAAAAGGTTCAGATGTAGGAGTTACGTCTTCGACAACCAAGTCAGCTAGTTTATTGTATTCCTCAAATAACCTACCAGGATGTCCAAATGGGTTGTAATAAACTTGTTTGCATGAGCACTTGCTCCATTCATGTGAACTTATAGAGGGCACATTTGTAACGAAAGGACAATCAGCTTGATGGGGTGTTGTTTTAAACACATCATTAATGCCCATTGAAGGGCCTGTCCACACAAACCGTGTAGCTGTTTCTGGAGCAAATAAAGCAGAAAATCCAAATTGTGAAAAATACTTGTGAGTATCTGACGTCAACATTCCAGAAGACAACCAACAGCATTCTGTTGCTTCTTCTATTGTATTCGTAATATTGTTGAGTTTATATATTTTGTCAGCCGTTTCAAAATTATTCGATCCTATTGCATAGGGCACGTTTAAGCTTTTAACAGAAATAGGAATGCAGACCTGCTCAGTATCTAGTGATATAAGATGTTCTGGATAAGGTTCGGTGGCAGATAATAATTGATAAGGCCACAAGAAAACGTTTTCTTGTTGTGGTAAAACAGGAAAGGCCGCGGACTCAAATTTGTATAGCCACGCTCCTTCTTTTTCTTTAGCTGGAAGACTTGGCTCTTTGTTATTATATTCAACAATCGAAAGTTGATCTGCATGCTTTGGGCTATTATGAGGGGTTGCTCCATTTAACGCTAGAGTCGTATTATTGATATATATAGGAGTTACACGGTCGTTTGTAAAATCTTTGTTCCAATAAGCTTCGTTGATTGCAAATTTTAATTCATTAGATAAAAATTCAAACTGAGGTTCTGTTTCTATGCTTGGTCCAGTCCAACTTGTATTTTCTCCTGATAAACCATATCCAGGATGAGGAAAAAGAAACTTCGTTACAGAATTTTGTTTAAATTTAGCACGTAATACTTTATCTTCTTTTATATGAGATTCTGACTTTAACCAGGCCCCTTTAATGTCTGTACCATTTTTAACAAAAATAGTATCTGAATCTTCAAGAGTTGTACCAGGAGTTGAGCCTGTTAGCTTTAAAGAGCTCAACGGGGTTATATCAAGAGCGGTTTCAAAAGAAACGCTGGGGTCAGTTCTTACTCCCGGAAAATAAAAATAATTACTGCCCTCGTCTATTGCAATTTCGTTTACTCGAACTTCTGAGCTAGCTTGGGAGAACGATGTGAAGATTTTATCTTCTGACAAGTATTTTTCTATATGCTGTTTATATAAAGCTGAGTCTGGCGTCTCAAAAATGGTTTCGGTTAGATCATTTATATATGCATCTAAATCGCTAATTGCAGATAGTGACAGACTCTGAAACAACCATTCAGTCGATGAGAGCGTGATTCCTTTAGTGCTGTAATATTCTCTAGTTGGTTCGTGAAAAAAGTTGTAATAAGTTGATGGGCTTACAGAAGGGGATTTATCAAAATAATCTTTATCATCGTACAGTTCTTCTGTCTGAATAACAAGTGTGTTTTTTATGTCATCAGACATTAAGGGCTTTGTGTCTTCATTATCCGCAGTAGTAAACGTCTCAAGCAATAAGTTATATATTTCTTGCTCTATGCCCAAAGACGTGCCTACTGTGTTGTATTTTAGCTTGGTGCTTTTAAGTTTTTTACGTAAATTTAAATAATAAAGGCAAATATTTTTAAGCCTTTTTGCAAAATAAGGAATAGCTAACAGTAAATCTTTTTCGTCTGCTAAGTCAATTTTACTATACCAGTCGGAGCGCTCTTTATCTGTAAAAAACATCTGCAATTGATCTAACAAAAACAGATACTTTTGTTTTATTAAAAATTCTTTTGAGAGTTTTGTGGTCTCGTTTGACTTAAACCAAGAAAGTAGATACTGCCCGTAGTGAAATCCTGCTTGGCTTTCAGGAAGATTCACTTTTCGAGATTTCCATTCCAAGAAAGAAAGGGGAGCTTTGTCGTCGGATTGGAGGTCTGACGAGGTACTGTCTACGACGTGTTTTAGATAAACGGGTTCCACTGTACAGATTATTTATTCGTTTGTTTCCCGGAAAACAAATTTACACGCTCATGAAAACAGCATTTTTGTTAACAGTTGATTGAAAGACATTTCTACTAAACCATCCTTACCATACCACTCTTCGTTTGTTGATAAGTTATATTGTAGTGTGTTATATTCAGAGTCCCAATTTATAATATTGTTTTTGTACCCTTTTATCAAAGGTGCATACTCATAAAAATAATAATTTTCAGACAAAGGAGCCCTAGCATTAGAAATTTCAAGAGTAGAAAGAGGATACACTGCGGTACCGTTAATGAGAGGGGGTATATACACCGTTTGTATAGTATTAAAAACACGATCTTTCATTAAAATCGTCATGCCAGCAGAAAGCATAAACGTATTAGTTGTCAGCTCAACGCCTACGCTGTTTCTAATGTTAGTGTCTGTATTTCTGTGTCCACGTAAATAGTTTTTATTGACGGAGAACAAATTCATTAACTTCGTTATTTTAGTCGGGAAGTTTTCTCCGAATGTCTGTACGTCTACTGACATTTGCTTGGCTTGAGCAGCTAAATGTGGGATCTCGTTTGTATTTAAGTCAGCGTGATTTTGCACAAAGTTTGCTATTCTTTCGTAAACGACGTCTCCTATGCTTTCATCTAACGGATTTCCTCCTCCAACGACTGCAGGCAAAAACTCATCAAACAAAGCATCATTTTCATAAAGAACTTCAGGCAAGGCTAATGACTTATAATACTGAGCAGTATTAAATTCTTCATTATTTTTTATTATAGTTGGTACTCCGTTTTCTAAATCATATATTCTAAACGGAGTTGATCTGCCGTAAATTGGATAAGCTCTGTCTTTGCTAGCGTACTTTTGATACCAACGGTTTCCGCTGCAATCTCCTGCTCCTTGAGCAGAGCGGACAGACATAGAAGCTAGCGTGGAAGTTATAGTTTTGATAGGCACATGATAGGTTTTTCTGATTGTGGGGAACACAGGAGTAAAGCTATACGTATCCAATGGTTTCCTAGACGAAAAAACCAACACGTAATTGTTTTTTGAGTCCGTAACCCATACATTATCTGAAACATCAACCCACAAACCCGCCCATATTTCATTAGTACCGAGGGGTGGATATTTATCTGGTGTTTCTGCTAAAGATATCGAACCTCGGTTTACATCTATTTCATAAGTCGTTCTTTCAAACGTTAAAGTGTCTATATAGCTAATCCTGTTTTCTTCGTGAGCAACCCACAAGTTTGTCATTCTGTCTACTGCAATATAACTTGGGTGAGCCATGCCTGTAATTGTGTGTAATTTTTGTCCAGTCGTTTTATGAAAACATTCAATTGTATGGGAATCATAACAAGCTACCCACAGGTTGTCATCATAATCAACAGCTAAACATACAGGAACACTTGACAAAGCTAGTGAATTGCATTTAAATAATTCTACACCATATTGATTGTATTTTACCAACATGCTTTTCTTGGGATGTGAATAGCATGCCCAAATGTTGTTTTCAGAATCAGTTTCTATAAATGGAGGTTCAACATAAAAGCTGCCGTGATCTCCATCGGTTAATGGAAAGTTAACGGTTGGAGTAATTGTAGCCAGTAGGTTTAAATCAGCGTCAAACTTTAATAGACGTTGGTTCCCATACAAAGATATCCACACGTTATTTTTACCGTCTATTGAAACACATGAAGGGACGTTGTACGTCTGATTAGTAAACGAAGACAATTGTTTTGTAATTGTGGGTGTAAGAGATCCGTTTTCATACACTAAAAGTGTATCTTGATCTGCATCTGTTGCATACAATCTATTTTTAATAGGATCAAAGGCCATACCATAAACAGCTGAACATCCCGATAATTCATAATAAGAGATATTCACAACATCTGAGATAGGTGTTTTAAGAAAATCCGTTTTTCCCTTTGTTAGTAGATTTAGTGATTCAAAATAAGCTATATCTGGACATTTTTCGCGAGAGTATGATATCACAGACATTTTGTTTATTACTCCTGCTGTTGGATGGGAAACGTACGAATATGGGTAGATAGGAACTGTTGTCGGAAATCCATAACCTCTTGTATTAGTAACGTTTGTCACTATAGCACTTGTAGCAATTACAACTGTTTCATTAAATGATGTTAAAGGGGTTATAGTACTAAAAATATATCCTGATGCAGCTATGCCCTGTTCATCTGTATCCCTAAAATATAATGGAGCTTCCGTTGTACTATAAGATTTGTCGTTTACTTCTACTGTATACAACTCTTCTGGTATATAACCAGATGCTGACGATAATTTTACGGAAACTGAATTTAAAAGTCCAATCTCATTTGTTCTAGGATAAGATAACACATCCGCTTGCTCGACTACAAGGCCTGCAGCTTTATATGCTTCATTTTCCAGTGTGCTAAAATTACAAGTAATTAAAAAAGGAATTTTTACGTTAGACCACTTTACTGTGTAAACATCATTCACATAATTTTCAGTAAGGTCCAAACTTGTTGGCATGGTGCTTGCTATTTGCCAAGCTATGACGCCTCTTGTAATTTCGCTATTAGAATAGCTATAGTATGGGTAGTTAAGAGACTCTTTCGGATAGGTAAATCCCAACGTGCTTAAAGTGGCTGTCATAAGCAGAGGACAGGTCTCAGAGGCCGCATCAACATTTATAGTTCCTAAGCTATCGTAGTATAATAAAGATACGTTTGCTGAAACAGCAACTACTTTATTGTCTATATATATGGGGTCTGTCTTTATTAACAGTGCCTCATCTATTGTTTTTCCAGTAGATGCGTCAATAAACTTCCATGTTGGTATTAAATCTTTCCACTTGTTGTTTTCTGCTGCATAATGAGGAATAGAGCGAGAATACAAACTCTGAAGAACTAAATACAACGGCTCATTAATTTTTGAAGAGATAATGTTAAAAACGAATGGCTCGGTCGGAATAACTCCAGCTAGCCCATAGTTTTCTGGCATGCTTATTAGAGCGATTGAATCTCTATAAGCATAATCGACATTTATTTCTCCTGTATCCGTAAGCAAAAATCCTTCATTTGTCCATGCTGATAAACTTACTGTATAAAATCCAGGGAAGTTGTAAGAGTGAGTTGCTGTCAAATCTCCATAAGTTGTAAGACCATCACCAAAGTCCCATATAGCTGAGGTATAGAAGCTAGGCAAATTTGCTTTAAACACAAATTCAGTACCATAAACATAGCCAGTTTGGCTATCAGGAGATATTAAGAACGTATTCGGGCTTTGCATTTAGTTATTGTGTAAATGATAACGGCTCTATAATGTCTATTTTCGAGAACACAGTTGATAGTTCATCGAAGTAGACAAAGTCAAATTCGTTTGTCGTCAAATTTGTTGTTATTACTTGTTTGTCATAATCAGCATAATTTGGATTCCACACAAGGAAAGCCAATCCATCAAACGTCTCATTTGTGTCTATTCTGCGCATTCTTACTGAATGGACGCCATCAATGGCCAACAGAAGGTTGGTTGTTTCTGCTACTGGTACTTGGCTCCCAAGAGTTGTTTTTGTTGGATCAAACATTTCAGCAATTATTCGTCTAGCATCATTTGCTATAGAACGAGACGATCTTTTGCTTTGTTTTGTTTTGATTAATTCTAATCTACAAAAGTCTTTGCTCTCAACCGTCAGTTCAGAGTTTGTTTTTACGCCAAATGATACAGCTTTATAAATCGGATCAACAAACACTACTTCCGTTGTTAAAGATTTTAAAGAATTTATATTTGTCAGAATAGCCTCTTTTTGGGCTGGCAGCAAGTACTTTAGTGTCGATCCAGGAGAAATCTTTGGTATTGCACAAACATAAACATTATTAAAATTGCAGCTATCTGAATACAATACATTATTTAAAAGTACCTGACGGAAAGCCGTCGGGCTAACTAATATGTCATGAAAGTACTTTAAGTATTTGCTTGTATAGTCCCAATTTGAAAGAACTTTAACATCAGAAACAAAATTTGCAAAATTGGTGCGCACAAAAGACTCATAATCATTTTTTGTTACCAACCGGTATTGGCTCTTAAAGTTAGCTGGAGCATTTCTTTTAATACTTTCTGTTGTTTCAATGTCTTTAGGAAGAGTGGAACCAACAAAATTATCAAAGTTTAAATTATTAAACTGTGCGTTGTTTATATAATTTAAATTTTCCGTATTTGTTGAAGTTAAAATTTCACTATATTTTACTGCTGAAAATATAACTTTTCCAGCATTGGCTAACGTGCGAGAACTTACCACACCGCTTTCTCCACTGCTTTCTAGGTAATAAATTACTACTAAATCTCCCCGTTGGAGTTGCTTCCCGTTGATCGAATCCCCAAATGTTATCTCATATTCTTTTTGAGGACTTAATTTCATTTCACACGAACGAGAGGTGGCTTGTTCTGTGTATAAGTTTGATACTTTATTGTATTTGTACCACCTATTTTTAACGCGCTCCCACACATACACATCAATGTTGAAGTGGTCGATTTTAGATGATGAGTTAGGATTTGAAATTGTTATTACTTCGTGTTTATCTCCTTGAGCAACATAAGCTGGCGTCTCCTTGTATATGCCTTGATACAATAATTTTCTATTAGAAAGATCTTCTAATGCGTTTGTGCCTTCTTGATACCCACTAAATGTAATGTCTTCATTAAAACTAAAAGGAATGCCATCGACTATTAATTGAGCATAACGCGGAATGCTGTATGATCTACCATAAGCAAGATCAACACCTCCATCAAAAGTGTTACGTGTCTCGCTAATAAACGTTGCTGATGTTTGAAAAGCTAAAGTGGAAGTTTGATAGCCTATTGGTTTGTAATCAAGAAGGTTTACTATGCGAGCTATATTCTCGTAAATTTGTGCTTCAGAGAAATTAGATTCATTGCTAGTTTGGTTCAAATAAAAAATTAATGTATTGTAAGCGTAAGAAATAATATCGATGACTGAAGCTAGATTAGAACCGATGTAGTTCTGATCTGTAAACGTTCCTTGATTGTTCAGTCGATCTAAAATAAGATTTCTCAACGAAATCGCATCAAACGCAACGTATTCGTTTTGTTTTATTTCAAAGTTGTTTGGTGTTTCTGAAGCCATAATGTATGTTATAAGAAAGTGAACGTTTCCGTCTTAACGTTTAAATAACTATTTATTGTAGTTGTTGTGTTAAAAGCAGGGACCTGTAAAGCTAAAGTTATATCATAAAGGTTATCCTCTGGGTTTGGCACTACTCTGCAATTGATTATAACTACACGGGTCTCAAATTGAGTGACTGCTCTGACGACCTCTTCCCCAATTAGTCTAGCGTTCTCGTCTGTAACTGCCTCAAATAAATATCTGTTTAAATT